CGATCTCTGCCATTAGAGCACGACAATCACGATCATTTAATGCTCTAGGAATACCCTTCCTGAAAGTAGTAAAGTCGCCAGCATGTGCTGCGCGTCTCATCTTAGTTCCAGAAATGGCAAAGGTATCACCATCAGCGTCTCTACTTCCTGAAGATCTAATCTCGATCTTCCTGAATGAGAAATCTTTTCCGTTGTATTTATGAAGGAACTGCATGGCAGAAACCCTGTCAGATCCTACTAAAAAAACAACCTCATTGTATCCTGCAAGCATAAGATCTTGTAAGATAGCAACGGGTTGTTTAGGTCCAGAAAATATTTTACCACGATGTTCTGGAAACATCTTGTTCATGTAGTATAACTTACGATCAGGAGATAATGGATTGCTACCTTTACTATCTACTGTCTGAGAAATATAAATTCTGTAATCGTGAGAACCTGCTTCACGTTTCACACCAGCAAAGTTTTCAGCATGTCCTGTAGTAGGTGGTTGAAATCTACCAAATGTAAAGTAACAAGTCTTACAATTTAACGCCATTGTTTTTGCAGTGTGAAATTATTGTATGCAAACTCCAAGCGGTTGACAAACTTAATCATGCTGCCATCTTTATGAAGAACATATCCTTCTGGAGTTGTGACCTTATATCCTTTCTCCGTCTGGACATAAGTCCTGAACTCTTCCAGGTGGTCTAGTTTATCTATAACCATTTGCTTCACTGCTTGCAACTCTTTGTATAAAGCAAGCATTGATTTAAACTTATAGACATTCTCTACAACGTAATTCTGACTACCATACACAAGGTTTCTTTTCTTGGTCAGGTTTGCAACTGTCTTAATCTTCGCAAGTTCTTTATTTGTTTTTTCTTCGTAGAAGTTAAGCATGTCATACATCGCTTCGTCTACGTTAGCGATAGTGCGAGCATTTTTAATCTCATTATTAAAGAACTGCTTCAAGAAACTAGAAATATGAAACTTAGCATCTCCTTTAGTTCCACCAGCAGCAACCAATTCATCAAGGAAATCACCACATAGTTGACACATACGTTCAATCTTTTGAACCGAACGATCAAACTTTCCTATCTCTGCCTTGGAAAATCCAACACGGTTCATAGGAGTGTCATTATTAATAACTGCTACCTCTGAAATATTATTGAACTCTCTGATAGGAGCACCAGCTCTTGCCTGCATCTCAGACAAAGTATCACCAGTATAATGAGTATGAAATACTACTCCGATCTTAGATCTCCCAACTTGTTTACCAATATCGTGGTCAATAGGGATGCCATAAGTAATAGTGTTTGGTCGAAATGTGTAGAGTTCTTCTCCATTTACCATCTCCCTTGCTCTAGTAGAATCTGTATATAACAAGTCTCCCTGAATAACACCTTTGATACCCAACTTGCTGAAGTAACGTAGGGAGAACTTCAGTTTTTCTGCAAGGTCTCCACTGTAATAATTATCAATTGCCTCTTCAGAAAAACACATTTTTGGTTCTGTCTTATTAAAGACAGACTTTGTTCCAACAAAAAATAAACCAGACAGAGGATCAACACCACATACAACAGAAGGTGCGCCATCCCATTTTGTTTGCATAAAACCAGCACTCTCCTGCTGACCCAGCATCTTGCGAAGTTCTTTCAAGAACGACACTGCAGCCTTGCAACCATCAACGCCATAGTTGAGCATCTCATCTTCCAGATGCTCCAGGTGCTTGAGTTGTTTGATGTTTGACATGACTTTATTGTAATCTAGTATGAGGTGTCTTGGTGAATTAGTAGACGGTTTGTTAACTGGTCCATCAGTCCATCAACTTTACATATACAGATGATTTATCACTTTGTGATGCTGCATAAAGATAAAGTGCTCTCATAATTTCATCACCTTTACCAGAAGTTGATATGCAATCAAGCAATCTCAAACTCATCAACTTTGAATATCTCCATGATTGATTTCTATTAGCAATTTCACCCATGGTTTGAGTATCATCTTTTGGTAGTCCAACTGCATTGTATTTTTTCAGCAGCGATAATATCTCTTTAGTGATATCAAGTCTTTTGGTTTTATTTTTTGGATCACATGCTTGATGGAAAGATGTATTTTCCCAACCAGAAGTCAAACCATTGTAAGAAACACCCAGTGAATTTAGAATGGTTATTACACTACCTCCACCAGAGCGACCACCTGCTGCAGATGCTGCTTTCAATTCCAACTGCCAGGATGGAGATTTGTCACCAAAGTTTCTAGACTGAAACTTATCATACCCACCACTGTAATAATAAAGATAAGCATCCATAGGAAAGTTATCTTCGTTGTCTTTTTTAGATGTAGTTTTAAAAACTAAATCATACTTCTTAAAACCATACTTAGATGATTTCAAAGAACGAGCACTTTTGTTATAGTTAAGGACTTGCATCTTAACTCTGCCAACAATTCGTTTTAGAGATACTCCAATCAATTCTCTAGATTCATATTTCTCAGTAAAGAAATTATTGATGTCATCAATAGTTTTTAACTTAGTAAGTGATGACATATCCAGAGATCTATCTACCATCCAGATGTCTGCAGGATTCCATTTATCTTCAGATGAAAAAGATACTTTGATATTAGGATCCTTTTTCATCTGAGCATTTACTCTTTGATATGCTGCTTTAATTTCTTTATCGTCTGGTCCACCTCCACGGCAGAAAGTATATTTTCTACCTGTAGCATTTCTACCAAAAGTATCCCAAAGTTTATTGGCACCTTTGATGGAAGAATGATGCCAAGATAAATCTAAAGCATCACCATAGATCTCTTCAAGTTTTGCATCAATATCAATATACTTTGCTGCTTCTCGGAAATCTTCTTCAGTAATAATTTTAGTTGGATCGATCCTGCCACCATAAACATAGAAAGCAAGAGCAGCATACAAACACTGAGCACACTCATTACGCTGTGTCTCTGATGCACCGCCGCCAGATCCACCACCTGCTTCTGGTTTAACTTCAACTCGAATAGATTTAGATAATCCACCAACAGTAATGGGGATATCAATTTGTTGATTATCTCTAGAAGTAGCAGCTTCAGGAAATGCTCTAGTTAAATTTCTAGCAATTCTATTAGACGCTACTGCCCTACCACTTCTAGGAACTAAAACTTTAATGCCAAAGAAGATCTTCTTTCTTTTATTTGTAGGATCACTGGGATCAAATGCAGATTTAACATCGTAATTGAAGTAAGCAAACTCTTTTCCTTGAGGATCAGTTCCAGTTAATGCTTCTTGAACTTTACGGACTGCTAATTCCCACTGTCCCGAAATGTTTACCTTTCCTTGCTGTGACATAAAAAAACCTCCCGTCTAATTATTTAGACTGGAGGTCTTTAAGGTATTCTTTTTCATTTTGATAAACTTCTTTTTTGCCAGACCAGATCTCATAACCTTCTATAAGATCTGGGATTAACCACTGGTCCACACGATAGCAATACTTCCAGTTAGTAGGTTGAATGCAATTCATCACAACGACTTGGAAGAATGCTACCAAGTGGATCCAGAAACTATACATCGTATTTGGTAAACAGTTTACGAATGTTTTGAGTGATAGGCATACCGCTGGAATAAGTCTCAAGCAGTTCACCTTCTTCGTCAATAATGATGAGAACAGGAGTAGCAGTCACACCATACTTCTTAGCAAGAGCAAGGTTCTCTTCGGGGATTGGTTCATCACTGAAATCCTCAAGATGAACTTCTTCGATAATCTTTGTGCGATCATCTTTCATAGCATTGAAGTAACGCTTTACCAGACCACAAGGACCACAGGAGTCCTTGGTAAACAAAATAAATCTAGTCTTCATCGATCGTCAGCAGCACGGTTTTCAGAGAAGTAGATATCGAAGGATCCTTCAGGATAACGCTTCTCAAGTTTCTTCACATTGGTTGCAATGACTTCATCAAAGCTGATGCCCAGTGCCATTGTTGCTTGAGCGACATACCATAGCAGATCACCCAACTCAATGATAAGATGCTCACGGTTATCCTCGTTCCAGGGTTTTCCTTGGAATACCATCTTCTTAATGATCTCAAGGAATTCACCACCCTCAGCATTAATTCCAACCCCAGCAGTAAGGAGTCTCTCAATATTGGCACCCTCTCGGTCAAGCTCACCAATACGATCAGCAAAGTCAACAAAGTTCGTACTAGCATTACTGGTAACAGCAGCAACAAACGTTTCGTAACGGTTAAAATCAATAGTCATACATTCCACTCGGCAAATTTAGATAGACGGTTTTGTGATTCAGCGAACTGAGAGAATTGTTCTCCAGTATCTTCTTCGATGCTAATAGCGGAAGCATCATCCGCAACATCATACAGCTTCATTTTGGATCTGTCAATTCCCACCATGAATTTTCTTGAGGTAGCGAGATCTGAGTATCTGTTTTTAAGTTGTTTGACCATGAGGCGACCCTGTTGTTCAAGCTCATCAGTGCTGATGAGAGCGAACATAAAATCAGCAGTGGCAGGCAAACCAAAAGACTCGCTAGTATCGGTAAGATCAGGGTCACTATTGCCATAACCAGAGCGAGTAGTTTGAGTAGCTGAGACAATAGGAACATTACATTCCACAGCAAGACCCCGAAGCTCCTCAGCAATCGCTTTAACATACGTGTAACTGTTGACAATCGCACCTTTATACCTCGCACTAGCACATATATTAAGATAGTCCACGAAAATAATGTCTGGTTTGAAATCTTTCTTCAAAGAAAGATCACTCAGGAGTGCCTTGAAGTGTCCTGCGTGGGCGGACGCTGTAGGGTATTCTTTGATAATAAGTTTACCTTGAGTCTTCCTAGCGATCTCCTGAACCTTACTAGTGAAGAGAACCTCAGGTAATTCTGCAATATCTTTGACAGGAACATTTAGAAGATTCGCGTCAATTCGCTCAGCAATTTTCTCCTCTGCCATTTCACATGTAATGTAGAGAACGTTGTAGTTCTGAGTGAGCGCGGCAGCAGCAGCATGGCACATGAATAGAGATTTCCCGACGCCTGTACCAGCAAGAGCGACGTTGAGAGTCTTGTTAGAGAGACCACCTTTCGTGATAAAGTTAAACTTTTCGAGATCAAAGGGAACCTTCTCCTCAATCTTGTGGTAGAAATCATAGCGTTCTTCTGCTTGTTCAATGTAATCGTGTCCAATGTGTTCATCAAAAGATACTGCTAGTGCTTCTTGTAGAATGCCTGGTATCGCATCCTTTGATATTTTCTTATCGCCTCCATCTGCGATCTTGATCGACCGCATAAGGGCGAGATAGATTGCTCTGTCTTGACACCACTTTTCTGTGGCATCGAGGAGCCATTCGTAATCGACCCATTCGTCGGATAGTCCTTGTATTGTCGATAACGAATCTTGGAACGTGTCGTCAGTAAGGTCATTACGATTTTGTATATTAATCGCAAGCACTTCTTGAGTAGGAATTTTATCATACTTAGAAGCGAAGTCAGCGATCTCCTCAAAGATAATCTTTTCATGATATTCTTGGAAATAATCTGCTTTCAAAAAAGGAACTACCTTGCGATAATACTCTTCAGTAAAAAGTAGATTACGCAAGATAGTTTGTTCAATACGCTCAATTGCCATAGGAGAATTCTTTCTGTGCTGCCTCTTCAAGTTTTTCCATCACTTCGGGGGTGAAATATTTTTCGGGATCAGCAAGTATAACAGAAGGATAAACGGAAGATTCCCCAAGAGAAATCCGATTACCGACCCGTTTGAAGACTCCGTATTGTTCACCCAGTTCCAGTAAGCCGTAGTATTTGTCAAGACCTCGCTCGTCAAAAA